CAGTGCTTCATAATGGTGTTGATGAAGGTGCCGCTGGTCTTGTTCAGGTTGCGGGCCCGGACGATTAGTTGTGCGAGCTCGTGCGGGTGGTCCGCCAGAAACGATTTGGTGAAGGACGGGGCGTTCTTCTCAGTGCGTGGGTAGGGGATGCTAAGCTTGTCAAAGGCTTTGGCAATCGATGCTGCGGCCCAGAGCTCTACATCCTGACCCGCTACGTGCTTGATCTTGGCAAGCGTGGCCTTCTCTTCCTTGATCAGGTGGTTGCGTGTGCGCTCGACACGATCTTGGTCCACACGGACGCCGCGCCATGTCATGTCCACCAGACAGGGCAGGAGCTTGAGCTCAAGGTTTGCAATTGGCCAGAGCTCTTCCTTGGTGAGCTGCGCGGACAGATAGTTCCAAAGCTTGAGTGTCAGCTCCGCATCTACTTGTGCGTAGGGCCCGACATACATGGCGGGCATCTTCCACATCTCAGCTTTTGGATCGAGACCAAACTCGCGGGCCGCGTCCTGTAGTGTGCGCTCCTGCTTTACTTCGTTGAGCAGGTCGTAGGACAGCGCGTTGAGGCTGTAGCTGAACCGGTTCTCGTCTAGCAGAGATGCGATCAGCATGGTGTCGATGATGCGCCCGTTGATGGTAAATCCCATCTGCCGAATCCAGCCCGCATCATATTGAGCATTGTGCATGATCTTGTCGGCACGAGACTCGAATACTTTCTTGAGCCATTTATTGACAATGCGCTCGTCAAGATTACCGCCATGCTGATGACGGATAGGTATGTAACCGGCCCATCCGTCCACCGCTATGGCATAGCCGACTACCTCGCCGTCACCTGTCGGCCAGCCGGGGCCTTTGGATTTAATATGCGGGTCTCTGGTCTCGACATCTATAGCTATCTGCTTAGCATCAAAAATTTCTGGCAGCTCCGCAGGCGGCACCCACTCACTTTTTGGTGCGAACATCGCCATCTGTAAGGCCATTGCCTTCTCCTCCTAGTGCGCCATAGCCGCAGATATCTATCCAGCTATCCTCGTGATCTGGCGTCACTATAAGCCTTGCCAGCTTGACCGCAACCATACATTGGTAGACTTGTGAGACACTTACATCTGTTTCCAGTATCACGGACCACATGTTGGCTATGCGCTCGTGGTTGTCGTAGGCATCGCCATAGTCTTGGGCCCGAGGGCCGTTGACCAAGCTCTCTGCCTTCTCAAGTATCTCCTTGCGGTTCATATCAAATAGCTCCTGTTGTCATCCTCGGGGTCTACTAGATACAGGTTTTGCTTGGTGCGTGTGACGCCCACGTAGAACACCCGGTGCAGGTCGTCAGGGGCTTGCTCAGCGGCTTTTGCTGCTGCGGGTGATAGATCGGTAAACAGGACGACGTTGTCAGCCTCACCGCCTTTAGAGCCGTGAATCGTGGACAGTTCTATTCGGGGCTTTGCGTTGAACTTTTCACCACGGCGCAATAGTGCGGTAATGTACACCCGGTCGGCGCTGGGCATCCTGTCCATGGCTTCGTGCCAGATACAGTCCCGGATGTTTTCTTCAATGCGCGGGGTGCCCATGATATGCACCAGTTCCACAAGGCCGTGATGCGCGATTAGTTCGTCGAGTGACACAGTCTCGTCGTCATCGAGTCCGGGTAGTTTTTTGAATCCGCGCTTGACCCGCTCGCCGACAGACATATAACTATAAACGGCTCGTGCGG